ACCCCCCGATGCACCAAGGACACCGGATCCCGTCGTGGGATAGCGTCTCTAAAAATTTTCTATAAGAAGTAACAAATCATGTTACAAACCAAGTAATATCCATGGACTGGTACAACATAACCGACCTGGAGAATGATCGACTCTTATCTGCCATAGATCACGCCGAAGAAGCAGCAATGAAACTGCATATCTTCCGCACCGGCCTAATCCCCGAACGCTTACGCAAGTTCCAGCAAGCTGGTAACATGGCCTACGACATTCTATCGGAACGCGAGATGCAAGTGTTCTCATGTAGACTGGTAGGCCAGACATTTCCACAAATAGCGGAAGCTCTGGAAATCAGTGTAAGCAGCGTAAAAACCTACTGGAGAAGGGCCATTGCCAAGTGTCGGTGTAATCTTGACAAGTATATGTGATGGCAGACCTTGTGAAGTTCATAAGTCCTGAGCCTGACAAAATACAGATGTTGGCATCCTTTGGCTGCTCGATTACCGAGATAGCCAAGTATTTTAGGATTGACGAAAGTACAGTCCGTAAGAATTACAAGGATGAGTTGGAAACTGGCCGCGAGTCACTAAAGGTGAGACTACGCCAGTTACAATGGGACCATGCCGCCAGGGGCAATACTGCCCTTTTGATATGGCTTGGTAAACAATATCTTGGCCAGACGGACCGAAAGGAGATAGACCTTATTGGTAATCTGGAGTCAGTGTTAAAGGAGTGTGGTTTTGAAGACAGTCCGATAGACGCGGAGTATAGTATTGAAGAAGAAGATACTGAACAAGCAAAAGCTGTGGAATCTCGTAGGCTACCAGCCAACAAAGATTCAGAGTGATGTTCATAATTCAAAAGCCAGGTTTCGCGTAAACATACAAGGCCGCCGCAGTGGGAAGTCATTTTCGGCTGCCCGTGAAGCTCTGCCATATATTTTATCACCCGGCTCGCGTGGCTGGGTGGTCAGTCGCAACTATGAGCTATGCGACAAAATTGGTCGGATTATTAAAGAAGATATATTCTTTAAGTTAAAATTGCCGCCAGTAAGTAAGAAAGAGATCAGTGGTCAGATATATTACTTTAAACTCGCAGGATTAAATAGCGAAGTATGGATAAAGAGCGCGGACAATCCAGATTCTCTTGTGGGCGAAGGCTTGGACTGGATAATCATAGACGAAGCAGCAACATTACCAAGTTCACTAATATGGGAGCAGTATCTACGGCCCACACTGGCAGATCGTAATGGCTGGGCCTTATTTACGAGTACGCCGAGATCCTTCAACTGGCTGTGGGAATTGTATTCTCGTGGCCAGGACGATAATTTCCCAGACTGGGAGTCATGGCAGCACTCCAGCCTGGAATCACCATACTTCAAAGACGATATTGAAGAACTAAAGAGGACATTAACCCATGAAACAGTACAGCAGGAATTTTTTGCAGATTTCATTTCGTTTGCCGGAAAAGTTTATCCAATGGATCGCACCAGGCATTGTGACCAAAACCTCAAGTATAACCCCGACCTTCCAGTATACTGTGGCATCGATTGGGGGTATCGTGAACCGGCTTGTGTCTTCATCCAGCACAAAAGAGCAAAGTCAGGTCTTGATCACATATATATAATTGATGAAATCTGTCATAAGCAAAATGTTAAAACAGACAAGCTCGCTGATATGATCAAATCCAAAGGGTACCCAGTAACCGCTTATTATTGCGATCCAGCCGGTGCCGGGACCCAATCTCAAAGTGGCATGAGTGAAATAGCTCAATTCAAGAAAAAGGGAATTTATGTACGCTATACTTTTGACCGCATAGCCAGGAACATCGCCAACGGCGTAAATCATGTCAGGCAATTCTTTGAAGACGCGAACGGCATGCATCATCTTTCTATCGCCCCGAACTGTAAAGGTTTTATATCAGCAGCAGAAAATTATCGGTATCCAGACAAAAAGGTAGACCAGCAATTAAAAGAAGTGCCATTAAAAGATGGTGTCAACGATCATATAATGGATGCTTTTAGATATGTTATGGTCAACCTTATCCCTATTAAACAGAAAGCAGCAGGAACTATACCATGGTGACAATTCCAGATTTATCAGAAGGTGCTATCCTTTCATCATTGCGAGATGCACTAAATACAATAGAAAGTGAACGCGTAAAAGAACGTGAATATATGCTTGATTTCTTCGAGGGAGTCAACATAGATCAGTATGTTAAAAAGTTCTTTGGCAGTGAATCACTAAACCAAGTTCCCATTTTTACGCAGAACTTGACGCGCCGGATTTGTAAAGTCAGATCGATGACATATAAGCGACCGCCAAAAATGACAGTTGACAAAAAGTATTTAGATTTTATAGATATAGAAGATCTGAATTCATCGCGCCGTCAACTTGAGCAGTTGACATTTTTATTAGGAACCATGGCCATGCGCAGCCGGTGGAGTGAGCGCGAACAAAAGATAAAATATGATTTAATACAAAATTTTGAACCATTATTTTTGCCTGGTGAAAAATCTCCGGTTGGTGTTATTTTCGCCATCGAAAACCATGGCCTGACCAAATTAGAGAAACCATGGCATGCAGTATGGACCGAAGATCGCCCTGGCGTTCCAGGACAACATTACTTAGTAGATCAAAACGGTGCTAAGAAAAGTGTTAATAAAAATGATCGTAATCCCTATGGTATTATACCATTAACATTCGCCCACCGCTATAAACCGGTCCGTGACTGGTGGAGTGAAGGTGCCAGTGACATAATCAGAGCTGATTTAAGTGTTAGCGTGGCCGCTACCGAACTAGCTCTCGCCATCCGCTTTGGGGCAATCGGAATCAAGTTTATCACCGGTGTAGATGATGCTAGTCGTATCGAAGTCGGAGTCGATCGGATATTATATTTGCCCGAGGGTAGCAACTTCGGAGTCACCGCACCATCCGGCTCATTAACAGATATTATTGATGCTACCAGATTCCTGGTAGAAGCTACGTTAAACAATAATCATATTAGAATTAAGTTTGCAGATACACACGGAAATGCGCCGTCTGCGGAAAGTCTTAAGTTAATGGAGTATGAAAATTACGATGAGAGGACTGCTTCCACAGAAGACATCTGGCGGCCATTTGAAAAGCGACGCTTTAAGATAGATAAGGCTATTATAGAAGCAAAAACCAACGCAAGAATTAAAGATAACTACCGCGTTGACTTCCTAGAGCCAGATTATCCCATGAGCGTGGACCAGGAAATAAATTATTGGAATTGGAAATTCGACCGAGGTCTTGCTACTCCGTCTTCCTGGTTTGACTATATGAATCCAGATGCTTCTGAAGAAGACCGCGCCAAGTGGGAACAGGAAAGGGAAGAACAAGTTAAGCCGCCACAAAACCGGTTACTGCAAAGACTACAGGGTAGCTAGTGCCATTAGAAGATACTATTGATTCAGCGTTTGCTGACTACAACAATCAGTTTGAAGTATCGCTGGATGACTTCCTGACCGATGTAGACGAACTGGAAGAAGAAGGTTTTGACTTAGAAGAAGTTCTAGCCGCCCTTGCTGCTTTAAGCATGGTAGATTACTGGCTCACTACACTCAATATGGAGAGTGCTGTAAATGCTTATATATCAAGACTTGGGGCAATATTGGATGACATGGTTGCCTTTGCGCCAATGACTGAGGGCCAACTAGCGGCCTTAGAATTTGTGCAACGTGAAGCACTGGAAAGTTTTACAGTCCAATTTGGTGAACGTATTAGACTGGCCACATCCCAGGGTTTGTCATCTGGCAGATCAATAAATGAAATTAGGTCCATGATCCTGCGCGACCCGTTGACTCAATCCAAGAACATTGAAACTTTTATAACATCGGGTATGGCCAAGTTCAACCGCAGTGTCGTAGGGGTGATGGCAGATAATGCACCGGACAGTGAGTTATATCAATATATTGGGCCATTAGATGGGAAGACGCGCGCGATATGTAGAGTAATGCTGGCGAGTCCAGATTTGACTTTAAGAGAAATCGACCAACAGTATCCCGGTGCTTTCGATGAAGGCGGTGGCCCAAATTGTAGACATCATTGGGGTAAAGCATTTGATCAAAAACAGAGTGACAAAAACAGAAAAGACGCAAGTGATTGGTATAAAGACCAGAAAGATAAGAAGAACTGGAAACATCCTGTCACCTTTCAACAGTATTATGATAGCAGATGATAGTTCCCGACTTTAAGAAAATAGTCAAGTTTGACAGGGAATTCTTTGACAAACTTGGCAAAAAAACGGTAGTACAGCACCGGACTGTAGTCCAGGTGGATGGCATAAATGCTCGTACCAATAAACCGTTTGTTCAATATACAACTAATTATAAAAGACGCAAGTCACAGGGGAAAGCTGTTAAAAAGGGTCAATCACAGAGATCTACTCAGATAAATCCACCGAATTTGACTTTAACTGGGCAAATGATGGACTCTTTTAAATTTATTAAGGCATCAAACTCAGGTTTTATGTATGGAATTACAGATTCCAGGCAAGCACAAAAATTAACCGGCAATCAAACCGGTCATTATGGTAAAAATACTAATACCAGGAAAAAAAGAATTGTTTCCGATAAGGAAAACCCCTTGCCAATCAAGGTAAAAGATAAAGTTGGTGCTGCAATCGCAGGAAAGATTGCACAGAACTTTAAAGATGTTTTTACGGGTAAAGGTTACGTCGTAAACATTATAAGGATGTGAGGATATTATGTCTAATGAACAGGATCAAGGTGTGGTCGAGCAGAAAGCTCAAGAACCGATTGCAGTGGAGCAGCAAGAAGAGAAAAGTGTGGAATCGCCCGACTACGGCTCTCTTATAGCGGAAAGCAAGAAATATAGAACCAGGGCGCAGGAATCTGAATCTAAAGTAGTAAAACTACAAGATCAGCTTAAAGCGATTAAGGATCAGCAGCTTGTTGAAAAAGAGGACTACAGAACTCTTTTTGAAGATCAAAAAAAAGAAACTGCTGCACTAAAGGCAAAAGTCGAATACGGCGAAGGTCTGGAAAAGTCGTTGCGAGCTGACGCTTTGGAATCAGTACCTGAAGAAGATCGCGAATTCGCAGAAGATATGTCTACGGACAAACTTCTCAAGTTTTCTAAGCGATATAATTTAAAAGATGTTCGGACCGATGAAAGTGTTGCTAAAAGTTCAACAACAGGAGGTTATTCGTCTGCCCTGGAATGGGTAACGAATGATCCAGTCGGATATGCAAAAGCTAAAGAAGGAACTGGCTTAAAAAGCAAGTTCGGAAACATATTTAATCCAAGTGGCGATAGTTGACGGAAAAAAAGATATAGTCCTAGGGGTCGATCACGATCCCGAAGACCGTCTTAGAATGGACCCCGGTCCAGATGGGTTGCCAGTGGCAACGCGCGACGGCAAGCATATAACTGCTGTTGATTTCGTAGATGCTACTCAGGAAAATATTGAGCGCATGCAAAAAGGCAAAAAGTCTAAAACGATTGGATGCTTCTCAGGCTTTGGTCCTGGAACATTAAAAAAATCTTATGAATAAAGGAATTAAGAAATGGCTGTAACACAAAAATCGTCATTTGCCAATTATTCGGTATCAGCGTCTGACCATATTTTACCAGACGTAATAATGGCGTTTACTAAATCTAATGTCATGGCTCCGCTTGTAAATTCTGCGGTAGCACCTCCAGGTGCTGCATCGGTAACTTTTGTGGACATGACAGCAAAAGCATCTTCGGATGTTACTTCTCTTTCTGAAGGTAGTGAAAGATCTTCAATCGCAGTAGCCACCGGCGCACATGAATGTATCATCGCAAACTACGTTGTACGTTCTGACCTGACCGATTTGGCAATTTTGGGCGCACCCTATGATCTGACCGGTAATGTGGCAGATAACTTAGGACATGCCGCTGCTCTGAAAGTCGATGATCTACTTACAGATCTAATCGCTGGCTTTAGTCAAACTTCCGGTTCTGCCGGTAATGCTTTGACTTTGGATTTTTTCTTCGACGCGGCTCGCCAGCTTCACGCTGCCGGGGCCCCAATGCCATTTAGCTATGTCGGAAACAGCAAACAAATTTGGGGGGCAAAAGGAATCCAAGGATTGTTGATTGCAACATCTTCTGGTACTTTTGCTGACAACCCAGTTTCTGCTGAAATGCTTTCTAATGGCTATGTGGGACGATTAGGGGGAGTAGATATTTACTACTCGCAGGAAGTCTCAGAGGACGGAAATAATGACTGTCCTGCTGGAATGTTCTCCAAGAACGCTCTTGGTCTTGGTATTTCATCTGCTGGTCTTATTAATGTTGAGACACAGCGCGATGCTTCGTATCAGCACACAGAATACGTCGTATCTCTAAAGTGCGGTGTGATCGAAGTGCAAGATACCTTCGGCGTTTACATGCTGACAGACGTATCATAATCTGATTGAATAGTCCCAGGGGGATGTATTTCCCCCTGGGCACCCTAACAGGAGAAAGTGATGAGATACTTTAAAAAGCCGAAAGACAAATTCAAGATTGGCAATACTGATAAGATTATCGAGTATGATTCCAGATCCCATGATATTGAGTCTTTTGAGGATAGATTTATTGAATGTGATGCCGATGGAAAGGCTATTAAGCCAAAACCAAAGGCAAAGAAGAAGAAGAAGGAAGATTAATAAATGGCTATTGGGTCCAAGCGCAATATAAATGATCTGTGGAAGGAATACTGGCTCGATGTGGCCGGCACTTCCACTGCTAAAAGTCTTAATGATGCTATGCGCGCTGGACTGGAAGCTCTTGGTCATTCTGGTAGTCTAGGTAAAATGCTCAAAGCATGGGCCGTGGACCAAGGTGGAACTTCTGCAACTATCAACCAGGCGATAAAATTGACTTTTGCCGATATGGTTGGTGAGACTACCGAAGGATTGTCAGCTATGATGCCGGAATATATGATTCATAATAGCTGGTCTACTATTTTAACAAAATTTGAAGATGAAGACCGCAAGTGGAACTTCATTGATTAATATTAAAACCGCACGGAAAGCCGTGCAATCTGATCTCATGGAAAGGAGATTGAAATGGCTGCATTAACGGGTAACTCGATTGCTTCAACATATAAAGACTTACTACAAGTAAGCAATTCTAACAGCGGTATAGATGGAACTGGTAGGACCGTATCAGATGGAGAAGGTACTAGTTCAATTCTATATCTTTCATCATCATACGTCGGTGTAGGAGCGGCAGGAGAAGCACCGCTTCATGTATATTCAGCGGCTACTTCACAAAAGCACACCCCAGATGAATTACTAAGACTAGAACAGAAAGATGAGGGCGTTGATATGAGTGCTGGGCATGGTCCTGCCCTTACTTTTTATGTTGGAGAAACTGGTGGCTCAGATCATGGAGGTACTATTGCAGTTGTCAGGGAAGCGGAAGGTGATGCGGATTCCGCAGCGGCAATGTCTTTTTATACTGCTGGTGATGATTCCGCTCCAACAGAAAAAATGCGAATTACCAGTACAGGAAACGTAGGAATAAATGTTACTGATCCTGACGAAGTTCTCGAAGTTGCTGGAGATGTAAAAATCAGTGGTGCAAATAAATTATATTTTTATGACTCAGGCGGCGAATATATTTCAAGCAATGGTGCTATTCTTAGTATAGTTGGTGGAGATGAAATTGACTTAACCGCTACCGCAATAGATGTAAATGGTACTATTGATGTATCTGGAAATGCACAACTAAGCGGTACTGTAACTGTCGGTGCTGATGGAAGCGGAACGGATGTAATATTTTACAGTGGCACTGCTGGAGATAATTTTACATGGGATGCTTCTGAGGAGTGTTTAATAATAACAGGAACTGATGGAGCACAATCTCTAAAGGTGGCTGATGGCGATTTAGTTGTTGTAGATAAAATATATTTGTATGATGACAACGGTGGTGAATATCTATCGGGTGATGGAACTGATTTAACAATAACATCTGGTAATGATATTAAATTTACAGTTGGAAGTGGTGGTTCAGTTTATCACACAGGTGATGGTGGTACATCAAATGCTATATATGGTAAGGATGCTGGAGTGGCTCTTGCCAGTGGTGGAAATTATAATGTACTGATAGGTGAGGATGCTGGTAAAGCTGTCTCAACAGGAGATAACAATGTTTGTATAGGGTATGGAGCTGGAGACGCTTTTGATGCTGAAAGTGACAATATAGCGGTTGGTGCTAATGCTTTGGGAGGTGGCTCTTTAGCGGTTGGTGAGATTGTAGCAATCGGTTCAAATTCTCTTGC